ATTATAGAATTAAATAAAAAGATTGCCGCGCGCGATGATGTTATCCAAAAGTTAGAGGAGGAAAACAAGTTGCTGCGCGACCAGGTTGAACAACTGCGCATAATCAACATGAGATATAGGGCAGTTGTCAAGTCGCTTGTTGGGGACGGCGTGGATACGGGTTTGATTNNATGACGGCGCGGAAAAAGCCGCCGAACGCATAATGCAGATTGCTGACCAGGCGCTCAATAAAATGACCGAGAGCCAACCCCCGCAAGAATCGCGTCACAAAAACCAAGATCAAAATGGTGAGAATGTTGAAGCGGAAGCCGAGAAAGGAAGTTGAGGGATGAGTACTAGTGAACAATATAACGAAATTGTTATGAGAGAAAAGTATATATGCAGCGATAAAGATAGTATTGACTGGGCACTAGGCAAGGTTCAGCAATACGCGAAGGAACATGGAATGCTGATGTATGTAGTTCGGAGGAACGGATTTTATTACATGACAGATATGTATGTTCCAAGCGGTAAACGGGTTGCAATAGTTTACACCGGAGGACGAACAGAATTAGGCTGTGCTTATGAAGGGAAAAGACCAAAATGAAACCAGAAGATAGAAAGCGATTGAAACGGCATATTGAAATGATAGTGGATCATAAAGAACCAATACAGAGTCAGAATGAAAAAATTCTGAGAGCCACCATAGAAGAACAAATAAAAGGCAGATTAGAGTTGGAGGATAAAAACAGAAAATTACGCCTTGAACTTTATACACTCCGACACAAAGAGGCGGAGGAACAGCGGTTCATTTGGTGGATATTGAGAGTGTATTCGATAAAAGTTTGCGATTTAATCTACGAGATTATGGGGGCTACCACTTACGATACAGAAGGCGAGGCAAAAGATGGCAAATACTCACTTCCAAAACACTGTTTTGATCTAATGAGGCAGATTGATGAATACACCGAGCATATTTACGACGGTACTTATTTGGATATCGAAATAGATGACACTATCCGCAAGCCGGAGGAAAAATGAAAAATGATACAGTGCATTTTAGGGTTTTGCTAAAAAACGGCGATATACCAGACATAGTACAGATCGCGCAAAACTTTGACTGGGCAAAAGACCTGATGTGGATGGATATGGAATGCTTTTTGATTGACGAGAACGGATATGTATACCTGTCTGACGAAATGGGTAGTTTTGTGTGGGCAGATCAGGACATGTTTAGAGTTGAGTTTCCAATTGAAGAAATGCTTAGAGCCGAACTTGCCGATCGCGATGAGACCATCTACAAGCTTAAGGAGGAAAATGAACAATTAATTAGATCATTTTGCGAGTACGAGACAATCTGCGCCGATGGCGAGGTTGGCGCTAGCGTGGCAAATATGAAAAAACGGATTGACAAACTTGAAATTGAGCTCGCCGACCGTGATGATACCATCAAGAAGCTGAACGAAAAATTACACGACGAGATGGTTAAGCTTGAAATCGCAGCCGCCGGCAACAAAAGACTAATCATTGCCTTGAAAGAAATCTATAATAACGGCGAGAAACATAATGTCAATTGGTGTAAGCGTATGGCTATGGAAGGGCTAGGATTAAAATGACCGAAAAATCAATCTACGACAAAATCAGAGAGGATATTGATAACGCTATTGAAATGAACCAGGGTTTGACGCTCGACTGGAAAGAGGCGGTTGAATTACGGGGATATATCAAATCATTGGAAGAAATGTATGCAATGATAGACAAGGAATTTGATGAACTGAAATTCAAGTATGACAGTCTGTGCACCTGCGAAGACGACCCACGAGAGAGAGGGCTATTAGCAGTAGACCCGATGTGCCCTATTCATGGAGATCCGCTACACGAGATTGTGCGAAAGAATGAGATCATCCGTAAGCTGAAAGAAGACGCGGAGAAACTGTATTATTCAATTCTGCGCCAGGAATGTGGAGAGACGCGTTATCAATCAAGGGTTGTTGACGCACACCGGTCACTTATGAAGGAGTTAGGAAAATGACCAAAATACAAAGAATTGGGTTATCGGTAATGCTTATACTAATAATCTCTTTGATTGTAGTTAATGAGCATTGGTTCCTGTTTGTTTTCAGCATGATAATTTCTATTATTGGATGTGGTCTTTTTATTGGATTCGAGGACGAGAAATGACCACCAGCATGCTATTTATTGTTGTTTTTCTGGCTGGCGTCGTTGTCGGAATGGCGGTGATGTCATGAATGAGAAAATGGAGCATTTTATTCTCTTGCTTGGCGGCAAAGAGCCAAGACTAATACGCGACAATAAATTTTTGCCAGAAATATTTATTCCGAGCCCGCCAGAACTTAAATATCCCTCAACAACGGATGGCAACTTCAGCAACTTCACGTCAATAGAATATGAGACATATAAATTTGTTGGCATGTTGGACGATATTCTACTTTATAGGCTTGAACAAAAATTTTAGGATGGGTGAGGAAAAATTATGAATACTATTGAATTGACAGAATTGGCAAGAAAAATAGAAATCAGAATGAGTAATTGTTTTATTCATCCTGAAGTTGACGCGGAATATGACAAATTTTCTGATACGATTTTATTTCATGTCAAGGCCTCATTGATGTCAGACAGCCACATGACAATACGCTATCCAGATGGATGGTGGAACGCTGTAAAAGACAAATTTATACCATGGCGGCTAAAGAAATATGTGCATATTCGGTATAAGATTTTTGAGGTATGGCGCGTTTTCCCAGAATTGCCCGCTGAAACTCGTGAAATGTTTGGAGAAAGTCGTACTCTTGTTATTCCTTACGCGATGGATTTGTCATAGGAGCCATGAGCGAACACGACACACAGAACGCCATAATTGAGCTGATAACACGGCGCAACGGGTTGGCAATCCGCATAAATTCCGGCGCAATCCGCATCGATGGCGAACGGACGAGATATTTCAGAGGCGCCGCGAAAGGAACGTCCGACATTATCGCGCTATATCGCGGGCGATTCCTGGCAATCGAGGTCAAGCACGGAAAGAACACCCCAACCAGCGAACAAATACAATTCATCGAGGATGTGCGGAGCAGGGGCGGGATTGGATTGTGTGTGTGGGACGTTGATACGGTGATGTCATTGCTTGACGCGCTGGATCAGGGAAGAGTGATAGAAGAATATATAGGAAAGGAGGTACAGGATGATTATTCAGGGTAATGCCCTTCATATCCCGTTGGCGGATCGTAGTGTGCAATGCATCATTACGTCTCCGCCTTATTGACTATGGCCTTAGAGACTATGGCACGGCAAAATGGATAGGCGGCGATCCTAATTGCGAGCATAGCCCTCAGAAACCGGATGGCGGAGAAAGGGCGAACAGGACCGTTCCACCTGGCAGAGGCGGGGTTTATCGCGAGGTCTGCGCTAAATGTGGCGCGGTTAGAGTTGATGACCAGCTTGGGCTTGAATCTACGCCAGAAGAATACATAGCCAACATGGTCGAGGTATTTCGCGAGGTCAAGCGGGTATTGAGAGACGATGGAACGCTTTGGCTTAACATTTCGGATAGTTATGCTGGCAGTAATAGGGGCGCAAGTGATTATCGGGAGATTGATGGACTTGGGATGAAACCGAGAACTAGTTATACTGGACAAATACCCGATAAGAGTGGCCTCAAGCCAAAAGATTTAATGATGATCCCCGCCAGGCTTGCGCTGGCATTGCAGGCTGACGGGTGGTACGTAAGGTCAGACATAATTTACTCGAAAAAAATTCCTATGCCGGAATCGGTTAAAGACCGCCCGACACGATCCCATGAATATGTGTTTCTGCTGACAAAATCCGCGAAGTATTACTATGACGCGGAGGCTATAAAAGAACCATATACGGAATCTATAAATCAACGGGGCGGGACACGCAAAAGAAATCCGATAAACGAGAAATTTGATCCCAGCAACATGGCAAACGCAAATTCGCTCGCAAGAAAACGAGATATACAACCCGATCCTAATGGTCGCAACCGCCGCTCTGTTTGGACAATTTCAACACAACCGACATCTTTTGCGCATTTTGCCGTGATGCCCGAAAAACTGGTGGAGCCGTGCATCCTAGCGGGTAGCAAACCAGGCGACATTATATTTGACCCGTTCGCCGGTTCAGGAACAGTTGAGAGAGTGGCAATTCGGTTGGGGCGAGAATCGATCGGGCTGGAACTTAATTTTAACTACATTGCTGATATAGCAAAGAGGCGCACCTCGCAGGTCCAAGTGCGCCTGCCAATTGATGGAGATTGAGGAGGCAAAAATGAATAATGATGAAAAGAAATACCTTGTTTACTTATGTAAAAATGGCTATTCATTTTCACAAATTCGTCGGTTAGTATCTTGTAGCAATGCAACTATTAAACGCTATATGAAAATTTTTACTTTGGTAAAAAATGAATTGGAGGAAAAATGAATAGGACAGGAGAGGCTATGAGCGACGGAAAAGAGAATATTCCTTCATATATTGCCAGGGAAAGATGTGGATGCATTGTTGGGGCGATTGTGGATGATCCTGACGCCAATGAATACAGGATCGCTGATATAAGAAAAACACTTAAGGAATGGATTGATGACGGTCTGGTCATTGAGCGAGTGACGGTTGGATTTGTGAAAGAACACGGGCTCGAAAAGTGTGAGTTGCATAAGGACAAGAATCAACAATTGAATCTATATTGAGGAGTGAAATGAGCAAAATTGGCAGAATGCAATGGGTGAGCAAACATGAGGCATTGAAACTGGTGCAGGGGAAGCCTTGCGTGATTTGCGGTGCGCCGGCAACTTGCGCCGTGAGAGATTGGGGCGTGAAACCGGTGTGTTTGGATCACGCAGTACACGCGCTGGATCAGGGAAGAGCGATAGAAGAATATATAGGAAAGGAGGTGATGGGATGATAGACTTTTCTAATTGGACTGACGAGCAGGTAAACGAGGCGAGTAACGAATTAAATATATGGAGGCTGAAAAATGAGCAAATATCAAATAATCTATGCTGACCCTCCGTGGAAATCAGAAGAGGGTTGGTGGAATAATAAGTCATGGAAAGCAAGCAGGTTTGAAAATATTTACCCCACGATGACAACAGATGCTATTTGCAGTCTTCCGGTTGAAACAATCGCCGACAAGAATTGTCATTTATATCTATGGACTACAAGCAGAAATCTACTTAAGGGCGATGCTTGGAAAGTGGCAACGGAGTGGGGTTTTAGACCGATAAATGTGTTGACTTGGTGCAAACCTCAATTTGGATTAGGTAACTATTTCAGGAACAACACCGAGCATTTAATATTCTGCGTTAGGGGGCAGAAGCCAACGCAAAATACAGAAAGGCAAGGCACACATTTTGAGAGTCCGAGACTGCGACACTCAGAAAAACCAGCTTGGATAAGAGATTCGATTGTAAGTTGGTCTGGTGATGTTGCACGGATAGAACTTTTTGCCCGTGTAAAGACTGATGGTTGGGATGTGTGGGGCAACGAAGTAGAAAGCGATATAGATTTAGACTGTGCGCTTATGAAGGAGTTGGACAATGATTGACTTTTCGAGTTGGACTGACGACGAAATAAACGAGGCTATATTCCGGTCAAAGGGCTGGCAAAAACTGCCGCCACCCGCCATACCTGCATGGCAACGACCAACAGGTAACAGAGTAGAAGGTTGGTATTTTCCTTTTCCACCAGATTATACTCATGACTGGCGAATGACGGGGGAACTACTGGAAGAATTGCCGAATTGCGAACTAAAGCGTTGGGGAGGTAGGTGGCTTTGCGTAATTTATGATGACAATGGGTATCTTTTAGGGGGAGTTGTTTTAATGGATTCTCCACAACGCGCAATATGCGAAGCCTGGCTGGAATGGAGGAAACGGGAGAATGAATACCGGACTTATGTATGAGGCTGAATTAAAGCCATGCAATTGTGGCGGAAAACCCGTGATTATTCACCACTATATTCGCGGAATGCCAAACAGCACACACTATTTCGTGTTGTGTCCATCTTGTAAGGCAATGACGCGCGATAGAAAAATGCCCGCTGGAGCGGTTGAGGATTGGAATGCTGGCATCAGGATTTATAGAAAAAAGAGGAACAAATGACAACAATTGATTACAAATACGCAATTGGGGATGAAGTAATGGTAAGGGGACTAAATGCCATTGGGTTCGTCATTGCTCTTTTTACTGCAGAATTTGGCAATCAATACGAGGTTGCGTATTTTTATGACGGCGATTTGAGAAAGGAATACCTGTTCGATTTTCAGATAGACAAACCTGTTGCGAAACGCGTGGGTTTTAAGGAGGATTTATGAAATATCAATCATGCGAAGATTTCAACGAGATGAAATTACGCGCCGAGAGAGCCGAATCAATCGTCAAAGGCATGTTCCCTATGTGGATCGCCGCGATGAGTTATTGCGAGCATGGTCGGACTGCCGATCTGGTAAAGATGCGCAATTACTACAACGGCGGCGATAACCCATTAACCGCAGATGAGATTCGCGCCCTGCTTGAAATTTTTTATCCCAGTTAGCCAGGGATTGGGCATTAAAAGGGTAATTATGCATGAAACGATTACTTGATTTATTTTGCGGTGCCGGTGGGGCATCAATGGGATATTACCGCGCGGGATTTGAAGTTGTCGGCGTAGATCACAAACCCATGCCGCGCTACCCGTTCGAATTTCATCAGGCGGACGCGCTGGAATATCTTTTGGAGCATGGACAGGAATTTGACGCGATCCATGCAAGCCCGCCATGTCAGAGATATAGCGTTATGACCAGGGGCAGGTGGCAAGACAGACTTGATAAACACCCAGATTTGATTGATAAAACAAGAAAGCTGCTTATTGAGACAAACAAGCCCTACATCATAGAAAATGTTTCGGGGGCAAAGAATTTGTTAATAAACCCTATAATGCTGTGCGGAACAATGTTTGGTTTACAAACCAGATATGGCTCTCAACTTCGCAGACATCGATATTTTGAATTGTCATGGGGGCAGGTATGGACGCCGCCGTGTAATCATAACAAAGCTTCTTCCATTGGCGTTTATGGCGGCGGGCAAAATCCTTCTCGAAAACGCTTGCCAGCCACAGTAGAGGTCTATGGTCATGCGGGTGGAGCGTCCACGAGAGATGGATTGATTCAATTCGGAACCCAAGACAGACGTGATGCTATGGGTATTGATTGGATGACGGGAGAAGAATTATCTGAGGCTATTCCACCAGCCTATACCGAATACATTGGAAGGCATTTGATTGCAATATTGGAGGAAAAATGACCGATTTTGACATCATGCTTGATTTCTTTTCGCCGGAAACGGATTATGTTGATACGTATTGTTCTGTGTGCGGAGCTCCACTTTCCGTTCGCAAGAGGGGCACAAAGCGACCTCTTTGCGAGGACTGCAAACGAGCGATACAGCGCGAGAGGGATCACGAAAAATATCTTGCGAAATCAAAACTGTATTACCGCTTCGGCGATCCCATTGTTGACCTGGTAGGGGCTATAATCAGGCAGGCAGAGAATGACGCCGCCTGGCAACGAAGATTCCGCAGTGATGGTCAAGAACTAGACCTGGAAGAGTGCGATGCAAAAGATTTTATTCTTGACGGTGGAGTGGAACTATGGCTCAGGGCAATTGGTCTGGGCGTCCAGCCCAGCTTGCTAAAAAAATTAAATACATTGGAGGAAAAATGAAATACAGCAAAGAGTTGCACGAACAATTACGGAAACGGTACAAAGATAGTGATCCTGCGTATGTTCAATGTCTGCTTGATGAGATTGAGCGTCTTCAGAATGAGCGCAGATGGATACCCGTGAGCGAGGAGTTGCCGGAGTGTAATTGTAATGTTTTAGCGCTACTTGACGATTGCACGGTAATTATGTGCAATTACACCACTAATGGCGCAGGAGCATTTTTTGACCCTGACGTAAGAGCCGTTTCTGACAACTTCATCGAATATCCTACCCACTGGATGTATTTGCCAGAACCGCCGGAGGAAAAATGAATATTATGTGGGTAAACTTGAATGGTGTTAATACGCTGTTGAACATAGATGAAATGCGGCAGATTCGCATGTGGGAAGACAATACCGTAGAAATTACCTGGAGAAACGGCGACAAACAGATAATTTCCGAGCCTGAAATGGCGGCAAAAATATTCGAAAGAATCGCTAATTTATCAACTATTTTGATTAAGGAGTAGATCAACCAACAATTACACAACAGCTTCTTTCAAGATTTCCTCGATCTGTTCTAGAATTTCTTCGATTCTCTCCCGTACAAAGCGGGGGAGTTTCGTTATATATCTCCTGATCGGCTGCAACACGGAATCGAGGCTTTCGTGATCCTCGCTTTTAATCGCAAATTCAGCGATGCAGGCGTCTACGGATTGTGGTCTGCTGTCAAGAGACCCTATTGCCCACTCCAAAACGGCATACGGGTCATCGGCACGCATCGCAACCTTGAAATGATCAAATGATAAAATCGGATATCTTTCTCTAACCTCAACAGGATAGAACGCAGCCACGTATGAATAAGACCGAATTGTCCTTGCCTGCTTGCCATAATACGAGCCAATTGCTCCGTACATGTACGCCTTTGTAAGACCGAAGCTTTTTGCTCTGGAAGCATACTTCAAAGCCAGGTCCCCAACGCGAAATTGTGCTTCTGTTGTGCTATCACGTAATGATATCAATTCGTTGATATCGTCTGGCTCAATTACCGTCTCGTAAGAGTTATTGTTTCCCATATTGCCTCTTGATTTTTGCAGATTCCCACACATTGCGGTCTTTCAACACAAATTCCAGGTTATCTCCGCGATACCAAAACTCGCCAAGGCGTTCTTTCAGGTGATGAAATTTAACGCCATTCTTTTGAAGACGTAGCCAAAACTCGTAATCGCCGGCAATTTTGTACTTCTCGTCATATAATCCAAATTGATCATGAAGGGAGTGCCTGTACATTGGATAATGTCCTATATAACACCCCTCCAGCAGATCGGTGTCTGGTTCTCGCAAGTCAAGGTAACCAATTGGATCGCCGTGCGGCTCAGCAACAATTACGCTGTCCGCATAAACCAGTCCAACATCGGGGTTGTTGTCGAGGAAGTCGCCCATCTTCTTTGTGGCAAACTTTGCCATTTTGTCATCGCTGTTTGCGATGATGACATAGTTGCTTGGAAATGTAAGCGCATAATTCCACGCCGCATATACCGTTGGAATGTCTTGCGTAATGTAAAGCAAACACCTGTCGTTATATTTTCGCGCGATAGCTGCTTCATGGCTTCCATCCTGGCACACTATTACAGGCGTTACCGGACGTTCCTGTTCGAGAAGATTCCTGATCCTGTCTTCGAGCCAGTCTTCACAAAAATAGGCGGATACTATTGCAATCGTGTCAAAACTACGCCGATCTTTGATTTTTTCCATATATCCCAATCTCCCTCAGCAAGAATTTTCGCTACGGCGAGCTGTACGTCTTTGTGTCCATCATCATAATTGTCGAACATGATGGCGTTCCTGGTATAGGCGGAGGCATGTTTGAAGTCTATGTACGGCATGTCCCCCCAGTGATCGCCGTCAATAAACGCGGTATCGAATGTAACGTCAGTAAACGGGAACGGGTTGCTTTTTGTTACCGCTAAAAAATAATCAATGTCGAATTTATCCAGGTTGGATAAACAGGTCTTTGCATCAATGGGTAGACCCGTATCAGGGTCTGTTGAACTCCCGTATGTCGCATTGCCAGTATAATAACCATCCAGCGGGTCAATGCCATAAACCATAGATTTTCCACCGATTTCTCGCAATAATAACCCAACCATAGCCATTGTCCCGCCAAATAATACACCTATTTCCAGGTGATTTCCGCCGCCAAATACATTCACCATGTCGAGCAGTAGTTCAAGCTCTTCATCGTCTGTTGCAACGCGCCCAGTGATCCTGTCTTTTACCTCTTTTATAATGTCCATGATGCATTCGCCTTCAAGAATATGTCTAGCTTGCTGTTCGGGGTGATATTAATGATTTTTCTGCCGTCTTCTTCGTATACCAGCCTCGCTATCTTATACGCCTCTTCTGAACCCGCAAGATCGGGCGCATTCCACAATTTTCCATCTGAAAAGTAATGCGGTGAAAAGTGATTTGGATCTGCCCCGCTCGCGACAAGTCTCTCGTGCGGCATGCCGTCAAACTTGTAATAATGATCAACGCCAATAAGCAGAACGGTATTAAACCCCATCCAATAAGCCAGTTGTAAACATACATACGTTACCGTGTTCCCCTCACATACGCCCTCGTGCGGCTTTTTTGAAAAATCCATCGTGTAAAACGAGTGTAGCGGGATAGCCCCGTCAATTTGTACGCGGTCTGTTACAAACTTTGTCGTGGCAAGCTTGTCTATATCGTCTTTGAATTGCCGCGCAACCAATTCATTGATGCATACGTAATAGTTGGGCATATACTTCAGGTAAATCCTATTTGTTCCAAAAGAGGGATAAGTATGAAGGAAATCGTTTGATACATTTGCCAATGATTTTCCGTTGCCTATTACAAAGCATGTTTCGCCTTTATGCTTGTTGTGATACGCCTCCCAGGTTTCATTTATGCTCTTCATTTTTTGACCCCGCAAAGTAGGACCGCCATGTGTCTTCTGTAACGGTGTGGTAATCAATATGAGGCGAACAAACATCTGGATCACAAAACATTTCTATTCCCGCTTCAGCGCACTTCCTGCTGAAAACGGTATCTTCGCCGGCATAATAACCCGTTTCCCACATTGAGAAATCGTTTTCAAACCACGGGGGGGTAATGTCTTCAAATACTCTCTTGTCAATTAAGATAGAACCGGTCCCCAGCATATCAACTTTTAATAACTTGCCGTGCTCCCAGGCAGTCGGTATCAACCACTTGTTTTCTTTTTTGATCGCAATGCACGGATCATACGGTGGTCGGCGACCATAATTCAGCCCGCCAACAATTTTTATTTCTGGATAAGCCACTACCCACTTTGCCAATCTTTCAACAATGTCTACTGGATGGATATGGTCAATGTCCAACATAAGAATATGCGTGAAATAAGTCCCAAGCAGCTGAATCCCAGCCTTGTTTCTTCCAATTGCTACTGGAGAATACTCCCCCCAAATGAAGTCCGCGCCTCGCTGCGCAATCCGCATAAATTGTGGAAGAACCGAATCAACGTACGACATAGTTCTTTCGAGCGGAATAAACACTACCACCCTTGGATACTCCCATTTATTTATCGGCGTTTCGTGTAATTTCTTTTCTATTTCGGCAAGCTCAGTCTGGGATATATGCGTATAATCCACCATCGCTCTCCTCGTACAATAGTAAACCGTAAGCTTCCGTGTCGTCTATCGCTTCTTGGGTTGTAAGAGCGTCCTCGCCGACCATGACACTAATATCCCCAATGGTCAGACCAGGACACTCTTTAATGACTTTGTAGATTTTCTCAACCAGATAGCGACTTGCCAACTAAAGGTAGACCCTTTACAGCAGAGTAAGTTGCCTTGCTTCCAAATATCATTACAACAAAGTCAAGTATATAAAACCCAACAGAAGCGATCTGCCCAAGCATTGTGTCCACTGGAATTGGGTCGTATTCCGGGATGTAAAGCCGAACAATAAACAGCGCCATAACGCCGGCAAAGTTGAACCCGGCAACCCATTTATCGGCAGTCCCGTCCTTTACAACGCCAAAATATTTCAGGACGTTCACCAACAGGCTCACAAAAGCCGCAAAACCGAGCAACGTACCAACTTCAATAATTATGCTTTCCATCATTACGCTCCTTTTTGTATTATTTTACATCATTTGTATATGCCGTGCCACCCTGAATAAATCTTGCATTCCGTGGAATCAGCAGGTACTCACGCCAGCGATACGCCCTCTCTGGAATCTCTTTGTACAATGCAATAAACTTCTCGATCGCCCTTTCTACCGTGTAAGCATTTTTACCCAACACAAGATATCCAATATAGTCATTTGGAAGGTCTTTTGTTAGAGGTTTCAACTCAATAATGTCTACCGCGTGCCTACTTTCGTCTTCAATAACCTCAACCTGGGCGCCGGTCATAATAACTCTAATCATGAAAACCTGTACTTTACCTTTAACGGAAGCGAGTTGTTCCAGTTTTCCATGTGTTCTTTACCATACCTTTGGCACTGCACATTGTAGAAATCTATCCTGTGCTCGAAAGAGTTTACAACGCCTTTAGAATGGCATTCGCTGCACAACAATTCAAGATTCTCTTCACAATCAAGAAACGCCGCGCCCTTTTTCCGGTGGTATAGGCAATGATGCAGCGTCGTTCCTTTCCGCGCATGGCAATACTCGCAAAATATTCCGCGCTTTTCTACGATCTTGTTGTACAGTTCAATCACTATTCATCTTTCTTCATCCGGTTGTGCCAGTCGCCAATCAATACCTTGATTGCTTCGAGTTTTGCGGCGTACGCATCATTAAATTTTTCGGGATTTTTCTTTTTCATCTGACTTATGCCGTTGAATCTGTTTGTCAATTCTTCGAGAGGAAGTTTGCCATAAGGCGTTCCGTCTTCTGCGAGGAAAGCACCAGCTTCCTCAACCGTCATTTTAGCTTTCGTTGTTTTCTTTACAACACCGCCCAATTCCTCTGCGACTTCTTTCATTCCTTTTGACTTGCGCTCTACCGATGGCTCGCTGTCTGGGTCATCACCGGTCTCGATCATGAACGTCTGACGCAGGGCGTACTTATAGAAATCGGTCATTGCCTTATTTACAGCCTTGTCTCCGGCATCAGCGCCTTCCCCAAGCGCCATAGCCTCTATTGACGTTGCTGTTGGCGTGTGGGTAAATTCAACCCTTCCGGTAACAATAACGCGGGTCATTACGGTTCCCTTTGAGGTTTCATAATTTTCAAGTTGATGGATGTCAATTTGTTTCACCCGAACAATCAAACCATGATTGATAAACGATGGCCTTAAAGCCTTGATGAACCCAGATTCGCTGGCATAGGTGTATGTAAGCTGTCTGGAAGATTCCTTTTGGACATATCCAACCTCTCCATACACAGATTGAATAGCCTCATAAACGTTCTTATGTTCGATCACTTTTCCTCCTTTTATATTTATTAATGGTGATTCTGTCATCTGCCTCTTCTGTGGCGTCATTGTTAGGCCCCGGTGGATAGCCGAGTCTCAATTCCCTGTAAATATATATATGCCCGGTGGCGGGTTCTTTTGCAGCCCATACGCATCCGTATATTTTGCCATTTACCCGGTCTACTCCCATGAATCTTTCCCAATTATCTGGGATTTCAAATGGTTCGCAGATACGAATGTTTTTGCGTTCGAACATTGTCCTCCTTTTCTCTTAGCATACAAATAGTTGATTTTTCTTGCGTTACTTGAATTAAGTTACCCAATATTCACCTCCGTTTCTTTGATATACTCATCATACATCTTTCCGTTTTCACTGTCAATAGGCAAAGTTTGCCAATTTCGGCTCTCAGTGGTTTATGAGATCATAATAATCAACATCAGGCGAAACCAATTTGTAATCCGAAGACCCGTTTTTCTTTCCTGTCCTTTCTGGTATTCCGCTTTGATACCATTCCAGCCATTTATAAGCCTGCGGGTTGTAGCCTCTTGCAACCCATTCAGTATAGCACTCTTTCAGCTTCGATATATCCGGCTTGTCTCCTATCGATTCGATCACGTAATCTATAATTGCTTTATTCGGTTTTCGCTTCGTAATGGAATAGAACGCTGAATAGGCAACATGCTGGAACCTGACATCGCTAACTTTCTTTGGCTTGTATTCGTCTACAAAAGACTGGGGCAAATCAGCCTCGTTATTGAACGGCTCATATTCTGTTTCTGTGGAAAGATTACTATCTTTATTTTCTTTCTTAAGATCTTTCTTAAATACTTTCTTTGTGTAACCTAAAGTTACAGGTACCTGTAACCCAGGGTTACACCCCCTGTAACTTTCGGTTACACCCCCTGTAACTTTAAGTGATAACCCAGCCTTTCCAGTATCGCGATATACCAATGGTTTTCCGGGTTCTTTTTCAACAACTTCAAGATAATTCCCGGAAACAAGCTCTTGTAAATGTTCGTTTACTGCCTTTCTCGTGAGACCCGCGCGGACGGCAATATTTTCTTGGCTTGCCCTGCATACGCCATCAGACATTTGACAATAGCGCCACGCTATTCCAAATACAACAGCCGTAATAAGCCCACATTCTTCCACGATACTGTCAATTATTGGGGTAAATCCATCAACCTCTGCCAGAACGGTTCTGCTCATTTTTCCCCCTATGGCAAGGTGTACAATGATCTAAGCTCGTACATTTCGTCTATCCCGTGCACCGGGCAATCGGGATCTCTTCCATTCTTGCAGGTGCAGCCGGTTTCTTCTTTCAGCCGGCGCAATTCTTTCCTTACGGTCTGAACCGATAACCCCTCTTCAATGGCTATCTCACTTTCGGTCATCCCGTCATCTTTCATCTGCTGCCATTTCTCGGCTCTCCATCGGTAATACGGATGATTGAATTTCATTTATCCTCCTTTTATTAGACATGATAATTATAATACAAGAATATTGACCAGGTGTCAATAACTACTTGACAGAACTATTAATTCGTTGTAGTATGATTATATCAAATATCTGGAGGAGGAAAATGTGATTCAAAAATTATTTGGCTACGAAGATGGGGGCATAAAGTACATGTTTCTCAAAGACGGGCGTTTCACAATCGTCTACGGAAAATCCATTGAAAGCGACAAAGTAATGTTTGGCACGGCATTCTGTACAAGAATGGATGAATACCGCACTGATATTGGCTGTCATATTGCGCTGAAACGGTTCTGCGATAACCTGCGTTTTGACAGAGAGCAGCGCGTCAAGGCGCATGAAAAATTAGATTCTGCTATTGAAGAATATTACAACAACCAGATAACCAATTATCTCAAAGAAGGAGAATAATAATGCCAATCACACAAATACTTACAGGATGGATTCAGAAAGATTTCGCCTTGCGGTTTACACCCAATGGCACACCAATTTTATCATTCAGCCTATCAACGCCCGCCGGAACAGAAAACCGTGAAGAAGAAAAAGCAAAGAAGGTATATACATATACCAGGGTAAATATTTGGGGGGACCTTGCCATTGACGCAAATGACAATTACAAAGAAGGCGATCTTGTTGAGGTTCGCGGATGGCTGAAGGCTGGGAAACCCTGGACGCCAAAGAATGGCGAACCAAGATCGAGCATCGAATTTACAGCGTTTGAAATCGCGCACGTAAAGTAGAGATTTTTGGGAAAGGAGGATAGAAAATGATTTGGTACATATTAGCGTTTTTTGTCGGTTTAATATTCTTCAAAAATAAATACAAGCTATCTACTTGGACAGCCTTCGGCTGGGGTCTTTTGGCAGCCTTTGGTATTTATTTTACAATTAATACACTTGGATTGATGTTGTTTGGGATAATGAGCGGGCTGGGAAATGATGAGGTTTTAGTATTTGTATTCTCGTTCCTCTTGAGCTCTTTTATTGCTTTCAGTTGCTTTAGAGGTCTCTCTAAACTGATAAAAAAAGAAAAGCTAAAAGCCCAATGAATATAAAAATCGCCCAGGCTGATCATGCCTGGGCATTTAATAATAGCAGGGCGAGAGCGCGGAGGTCGCCCGCGTCCTGCATATATATTATATCACAAAAATTCTTTTACATATATCGAATAACTTAAGAATTACTGATATATGAGTTTGTATATGTTGAATGGGCTTATGTATAATTGAGGAGATTTTAGGTGATAACCAGGAAATAATAGGTGATCCGGTTATAAACCGCGTTTATAGACTGGGCGTTAATAGTATCAATAATGGTATCATTTGACGTTTTATATAAGCAACTCACAGATTTTGTCTATTATCGCCATGTAAAACGTAATAAATTATGGGTTATGGTAATTAATTGCGTCTTATTATTAATATAATAGCCATTATCAACATTTGTTGAAATTATCGCAAGTCGTCACTTTTGCGCGAAAAATGACGCATTGCGAAATCTCGGAGCCCGCCTCCGAAAAATCACTCCCCCGCTGAGACGCGATGCGACTCATTGGGGGAGTTTGTGCCCGCGCGGGGGCTTTATTTACAGCTTATTCGGGCGTTTATTCGCTGTCATCTTTGTCGCATACCCAACTGTTTACTACCCAGCAATCCCTACCGTAGTCCCTCCACCATCTCTCAGTTGGTTGTACCGCCCCAAGACGTCGATCTACTCTGCAAATTTTTGCAGCCAATTCCCCTCGCGGTCAAGTAACCGTAAGGTCATTTAACCGTGAGGCGTGTGACTGTTCTCCCCGCTAAAGCGGGAAGCTTCTACCGGTCGAAGCCGGAAGCTCGCCAGCCCGCGAGCCAAAAACAAGCAGGGACGGTCATGATCCGCCCCGCGCCCTGCCACCGAAGCGGCGGGGGGTATATGTTTATTATAGCACAAACTCTAATAATTTGTATACATTTGTTCCCAAATGTAAACAAAAACATTAACTTTGTATACATTGATTAATTGCGTGATGTTATCACTTGTGATAACTTATTGCGCCTTATTATCACATGATATAATACATATAGTCTTATCTGCCATGTGTAGAAGTAGCATCCGAGACCGCCTAATTGGCGGTCTCAGCCTTTAGCGGTTGGAGTATTTATTCAACCAAATGTTACAATTATTCCTACGTATGGCTCATCTGATATCCTGAATCGCATTTACCCTGATCCTGTCGCCTTCCCGGAATAATCTCAGCCATACACAGCCGAGCGGTGTCGGCGCCATTCCACTCTCGACCGCCCAGCCCCCAGCTCCATCGCGGTATCCATTCATATAGCCCGGTGTTCTCACGTGCCATTGAACATCCTGGTAGATTCTGCCGGATTTGCTTAGCCGCTCGCGCTGAATCATTACCACATAACCCTCATGATTGTGCCCGTTCCAAACAATATCCGCGTCCGGTAGAAATACAGCCTGTCGGTTTGTCGCAATTACCCCGCGCGTTACCGGAGCTCCTACTCCCGCTCCGTGAAAATATTTCAAATTTATACTGGCTTTCTTTGTCTTATCCATTGTGAACATGAACCGCACCCAGCCGCCGTATCCGCCAGCAATAACGGGACTATGATATTCCGTGCGCATCCGGTAAACCAAGTTGCTTGTCAGATCCACACCGTAATGTTTGAGTGCGCTTGTCTCATGATTACCGCGTCCAATCATGAGAATATTATCGGCAAACGGCGCAAGAAATTCCCCGTTGAACCTGACAAGCCTATCGAGGTAATCGTCACCCTTCAACGCAAGGTCAAGGTTGTTATAGGAACTGCGCGGGTCTTTTCTGCCCTGCATGGCATCGAAGAGGTCGCCATTGAACAGAATCCAAGCGTTCTTATCCATTGCCTCTTTGAGATGCTTCTCTTCAAGTTTGCGCTCGCATAGTGGCGAGTCATGATGATTATCGCTCATCAATAACACATACTGCTCCCAGCCGTTCTGGGCGTCTTCACGGATGGTTAGAACGTTACCTGAATTGTTAAGGTTCAATGTTTAACTCCCTTTTAGTCCGAGTGTAGCGAGGATCGAGGCAATAACGACACCGATTGAGTTTAGGATGTTCCAGCTATCCACTCTTTTTTTGAGCGTGAGGATCGCCTCATTTTGAACCGCGTCTACCGATTCTAGATTTGAGATTTTTCCCGTTAATTCACTATTAATTTTATTCTGATTTGTGATAAAAGATTCCAGCAGCTCCCGATCATCCTGTCTATCATCGCGCTCTTTTTCCATAAGATACATAATACGCTGAAACATCTCGCGATAAGTTTTCGGTTCGTTGAGTTGAGAAAGGTCTTCGGGTAATTCTGCCATGATCCATTCTCCTGTGCCGTCAATCAGTCTTGGCTTCCAATGCTGTAACCCGTTTTTCCAGATCCGCCACCCGCTCTTCGAGCGTCAATCCTGCCGGTTCTGATATTCGCGCCATATACAGCGCACTTACCCAGCCATCTGCGATGGCGTACCAGTCTCCCTGCACTTTTGTTACTTCTCGTATATCGCCGCGCGACAATCTCTTCCCAGTATCAGTTTCAGAAGAAATATATGGCGCGCTCCTGATAATTAGCCTGTCAGCCGTGCACTGCGCTTTGAATATGCCCTGTTCAATTTCCGGTGCTTCAAAAGGATCACCTATTGCCCATGTTTCAATCGGCTTGCCAATCCTGTTTAGATCAATATGACGGTTGCCCGCCTCGTTACCGTAGAGATTACCTTCGCCAGTGCTCGAATATTGCCATAACACATATTCTGACCAGCTGTAAACTGTTGGCTTGTCTGCCTGCGTATAATGCGCCACCCATAGCGGGCAATCTGTGAACGCGCTCATTTCTTGCGTCCTGCCAGATGATACATAGATCACGGGATTATGCCCCGTGAGCTCCTTGTACCGCTCGACAAACTCCATAGCGATTTTGAGTACGGCATTCAACTCAAATGGAATATCATAATTCCCCGGTTCGATATCCAATGCAACTGGAAGGTTATACTTCCACCCCTTCAGCAGGTTGACAACGTATTCAGCCTGTTTTGCACCTGACGCTCCCGTGCCATAGTATAGAAAGTGATATGCTCCGCGCCACTTAAGCGGGCAGCTTGCACTGTTCGTCTTGAATAGCGGGTCAGTATAAAACCCTTCTGAAGACTTTATGTACGCTCCCTCTACCCCCATAGCAAGAGCTTTGTTCCAGTCAAACTTTCCGTTCCACTTACTGATATCTATGAACATGTAAATTCTCCTTTCACATTACCCCGAAGTCTGAAATGAAAACACCCGAAACACCACCTGGCGCATCGTATTCCACAACAATTTTTGGTCGATTAGCCGCGGTCGTGGCATCGCTTGAATCGAAATAATACAGGTTATTGTTTTCAACAGTACCAAAAAAACCTAATGTGGGGGTAGTCCATGTTCCGTCTATGAAGGATTGTATAATGCTCGTGTTTAGTGTAATCTCAAATACTGTGCCAACCGGTGTTGACGTGGTTATCGTAAAGCTTCCAACCAGAATTGAGGTATCTCTATCATCCGCGCCAGTTGCTCCCGCAGTCTGCCAGTTGAGTCCCGTGGCATATATATTCCAGGTGCACTGATTCATCACCACCGCCCTTTTCATCCGGTAAATATTAACCGTCAGGCTGTAATCTGCGCCGGCATTTCTATTATAGGTCAGGTACAGTTTTGCACTTTTGACGGTGGCATTAGAGGGAATTTTAGACAGCATATCAGGAAACTGCATAAGCTCACGGACTGTGTCATTACTAGAATATTTATTATTTCCCAATGCAAAAATCGCAAGCGCGGAGCCATTATTATTCGGATAGACAATATTCATTTCGGCGTCCAAGATATCAGTGCTGTTTTGAGGGGATGTGTAAATCATCTCATCACCCCACCGGATACCAAACCATGACTCCCAGCAGATACGCATCTACTGCGAGCGTGTCATAAGTTACATCATCCGCCTTGCGCGAAACGACCCAGTTCACCAGGTCCCCAGCCGCTGGCGTGCCGCCGATTGTGATGGCAGCCGTCATTGGCGATTTGTACAGGTCATAAGTCGTGCCGCCCACGTCATTTGCGTATTGCGCTGTCCCCTGCGCTACATCGAGCGGGTCATCATCCGACATCGCTACTGCTTGTAGTCCCCAGCTAACCCCAAAATTTACGGTGGTCGGTGGGTGCGTCCAGTAAAACATAGCGTAGACATTCCCACCCATATAATCATCCGGCATGGCTACATTCTGATATCCCTTTTCGACAGTTGAGGCGTCGAATGGGTTATAGTCGTAATTATTTTTATTTGTGGTCATTTCCAGCGGTGATTGTGCACCACAACCCGAAGTAACGGTCGGTTTCCAGTTGCCGATCCAGAGCTGTTTGTAGCGTCCTGAGGCTGAAAACCATGCACTTCCGCTGGAAAAGAACGTTACAGTCGCTGCGCGCGGAATGATCGCGATCGTAGTACCACCCGCATTTTTCACGGTGAGTGTTTCAAACGCATCGGCTGTGTTGAGAATTGTGAAGAAATGATTCGTGTCAGCCGCCGCCGGAAGTATTATAGTCCTGTCTGCCCCGCCAGGATCAATAAAAAGATATTTCTTGTCGGCGTCATAAAGAGTAAGGTTTCCAGTAAGAGTTTTGCTTTCCCTTTCAAGAGACGCAATTGTGCCCGCGGGAGCAGCCCATTTTATTCCGCTTGTTGCTGAGCTATCGGCGGTCAAAACGTGATCATTAGTTCCAACTGGAAGACGAGTTATCTGATCGCTGCTCACCCCAACAATAAGGTCGCCCTTTGCATCAATGACTGAAAGAGGAACTGCGCCTACGCCGGTATCGAAGTCCGCAATATAGACCGTGATTTCTTTTTCTTTTGCCTCTAATATATCGTTGCTGTATTCAATAATTGTCAACTGCATGTATCACCTCGCCATCGTTGGAACAATGGTTATTGTCCCCATTAACAAATAGGTGTTCGCGGACGTAGATGTGTAAGTAAGCAAAATGTCATACTGCGCCTTGTTGAACGTAAGAGCCGCGCTTTGCGCGGAGGTTAATGAAAAGTCTATCTTCCCCGTTGCCGCAGTGATTGACGCATCAAGCGTAAGCAAAACCTCACCAGATTCATTATCCCTTGCAACAAGTTTTGCCGTGTAACCCGTAAGGTCTTTTGCTACTCCATTGTTATCTTTCAGGGTAAGCGTGAAAGCCCAGGTCGAGTTTCTCATTATTTCAAGATTGTAATTGTATGCTTTTGCCATGCCTCACCCCGTAATCATTTCTTGTCTTACGATTCTTTTGGCGGATTCGAGATCGGGTATATCTGTATCGAAAACCGTAACGGGTTCTCTTATTTGACCCTTGAAGTAATTCATGAGCGAGTTTTTTCTCAATTCGTCATCCAGCCTGTTTTTATTGCTATGCCAATATTTACCAACAATGTGAACCGGCGTCATTAGCGGTCTTGTAAGAACCATGAAATCAAGGACCTGACCACCGCGCCTTGCCCTTCCGCCAGCAACGTCAAGTTGGTAAATAAAATCAAGATCATAATACATAAGCGCAAGAGCGAATCGCCATTCATGGGAACTGCCAATCGGCTTTCCCTGCAATGTCGAAGGTTTGGGCGGTTCTTCTTCCTTTGGTATCTTATAAAAATGACCACTCGGTTCATTGTAAGAACCGTGCTTCATTTTCGACCTTGCGTGAAACTTAAATGGCTCTGTCATAGCACCGTTACCACTATCCTGTCCATATATCCCTCGCCGTATTCGTGGATTGGGTTTGTTTGTGGCGGATCAATAAACACGTCAACATTGTCAAATCTCTCATACACGCTGCGCAATTTCAGCCGCGTGATGTTTCTTGCCCATTCATCTATTATGGCATATTGTTCCTCTGCCGACAAAAGCTCTTTGTTTCCGGCGAGGTCTTTCCTGTCATCCGTTGTTCTAACACCAAATGAAAACGAGTATTTCACGGGTACTTTAGAAACGCCCTCTATAACCGTTGTTTTCACTCTCGGCGTTTTTGTTTTATCATTCGTCATTAGCCTTAAACGATATCTGATTCTTTTTCCGTTCACGCTTGTTTCAGAAAGCGGTATTTCGACCATTGGGGTTTCTTCAACAAACTTTTTTAGGGGCGTCCAACCGATTTCGTCATCAACCTGGTAATCTACTTCAACCCTTATTCCGGTCTTATTTACACCATCAACAAAAACCTTTATGCTATTCCACAGTTTTTCAACATCGAATAGATTATCGTATTGCCATGAAGATATTACAGACCCTTCCCAGTGAAACAGAACGTTCGGGTCTTTTGATGGATCAACCGTCATTGAAGGAAATGCAAGCCATAAAACATCGCCGCCAACGAAAAGCCACAATTTGTCTGGTTTTTCGCCGTATATGGTCTGGAAAATCCCGTCATATATCCGCAATCCTGGCATTGGTGCTCGGTACAATTCGTGCCATCCAAGCAGGTTATATCCCAGCAGGGAGGAATAATTATCTGTTTTTCCATCTACCGCCGCGAAGAATCGCCCAGGATAGCCTATTAGTTTGTTTATGATTCCCTGTCTGTTCTCCGGCAAGCCAGAATCTCTATTAGGTCCCATGTCAAGCAAATCGCCATCATAATATCTTTCAAGACCAGCGCCAAGATTGAAATAAAGATAAATGTTGTGCACAAGAGACGCAATGCCATTTTCAGAGGACATTGTCGAGCGCATTTCTTTCAGTGGAATTTCATTTAGTTTACCGGCTGATACTGTAAATACCGTTCCTTCTCGTAATAACCATGGCTGTTTTGTTGCGCCGTATTCAACAATGCTGTTTACCTTCCCGGTATCATCGAGCATTGGGTTCACTGTGCCAAATACCATATCAGCCCATGTGCCAACGGCAGGTGCAACCGCTATCGATTTTTGGCCGCTTGCGTCTAACGTGTTTGATTTCCACACCTGCAAGCCAGCGGTTGCGTCATAGACCGTGCATAAATGTTCTGCTTTGTTTGTTCCGTCATCTGCATATCTTGCTGTCCAAACGCCGGCATTATTGTAAAAGTTTGCTCTGCGAATATTTACAGAATCGCCCTGACAAAAATAGATATTTTCGTTGACAATAAAAACATCTGTTACCGGCGCCGTAAGACCATGACCGGTAATTTCAGTCCACTTATTTGAGTTTACAATTACGTAGCACGTATCTGTTGTATGTTCTATCTTCCAATCTTTGTCAACCGTGAGCGTATTAGCCGTATTCGATACAACTGTGCGCCAGTTTATTGTTTCGTTTGAGCCAGTCCCGCTCGTAATAGCAACAATACATCCTGCCCATTCATTAGTGTTCCACGATTTTGTTGCGTCTACGAGGGTGCCCAGCGCCCCAGCATTAGAATCAGCCGCGCCCCAGTCGCCATTTATCCACAATGTCGGCGCGCCGCTTTCTGCCGAACGAACCTGAAATATTTGCTGTTTGTATTGGAAAGGCTTGACAGAAGCCGGGTAAGAATCTGCTTCAAGAACTCTGTAATACATACTAACAGCACAGGCTGTCCACGCTGATCCATCGCTTGATTGTAAATCGCTGCCGGTTGCGTCTTCGCAGCCTATCTGCCAATAATTATTATCGTCCGATAAAGAGGAATATACTTTCAGCCAGTATACAGAGCCCCCCGTAAGCGATGTTGCTGTTATACTGGCGCTGTAAAATTCCGATTCGGTATCTGGTATATTACTGGTCGTAATTGTTGTCGTTTGTAAGACTGTGCCAGGCGTAGATTCAACCGAGTTTGAGCACAATTCTATCGTCAGACTTGATAATGGGGTTCCGCGCCTTCTCACTATCAAATATATTTGCGATACCGTCATGTCCGCCGCGGGCGTTAATTTTGCGGCAATATATTTTCTGTCGCCATCGAGCATTGATACCCACTCAACGCTTCCTGGAAGATGTTCTACTGATTTTCTCAAACCAGTTCCGTATGTTTCTAGCGGCGAAAGTATGATGTGTCTAAACATCGTATTTGCCCTGCGCGAATCATAGAATCTTTCTGGATCGTCTTCGTCTTCTTGCCCGCGACCATTTGCCCATGATTCTTGCGCAATGGCTGTCCAGGGTGGTTCGAGGTCAGACCACTTTGTATTTCCCGTTGTTGTTTTCAGAGCTGTTCTTGGAGAAGCCACCGCGCTTATGGCTGTTGGCATTGCGTCGCCCTTTACGTTCGTAATTATCAAGCCAATTTCTTTCGTTCCATCGCTCAAAGAAATGTGATGTGTTGGGTTTGGCTCTGTCGGGCTAACTCTTATCATCATTCACCTTCACGGGTTGAGAATTGGATCTGGCGCCACGATAATCATGTTCTTTTTATTTTGCCTGTTACGTAGTTCCTGCTCGCGCACCATTGCCTGGTTCAGCAGGTCAATGTTCACGGCTTTATCTTTCCCCGTAACGGCAATTGTATTACGCAGAACGCCCGCAACGCCAGCCCATGTAAGCCAGGTACTGTCAACGGAATCAGATATTACGTCTGAATATTCAAACACTTCAGCATGCGGCGCTTTATACCATAAGCGAATCTTGAACCCGTCCGTGCCTGGCTTTTTCCCGGGCAGGAAATAGAGGGTTCCATTCAATTCTTTCCAGTAGTAATTCGGGTAATATCCGTAGGGCTCGGTATCGCTTGTCGCTATTTCTACCCTGAATATGTTGTAAACACCGCTTGGAAGTAGATAGGATTCTGCATCCGGATCGGTTACAAGCGTTGCGTTTGTGCTGATCACATCACCAAGATCGCGCAATGCACTTTGAATGGCATGACGGATGGTATCAAATGGATAGTCCGGCGGCAAAACAAAGTATTCCACACCAGCCACAATCGAAGAGGTCAGCGTAACGGGAATGGTTATCGTATTGCCGGCGAATGACTTAATAGAATAAACCTTGCCGTCATGATCGCCGCTTTTTATCCATATTGTTCCGCCCTTCCAGTATTCTGCTTCTTCAATCCTTGATGTGTCGATAAGGGTTGTGGTAGACCCGCCCGTTGCTGTTCCACTGCGAAGACCGCCGAGCAGCCTTGCAATATCAAGCATGGCACTACCAAGCGTGTAACTCGCCATATACGCCTCCTACACACCACAAAGAGTGGGGGAGGTTGCCCTCCCCCAGCCCTGTTTAGAATTTAACGTCTCGACCAGCCGGCGCAACATTTACCGCAGTGGTAAATGTTGGGGTTGTCCCGCCGACGGTGGCGTACATTTTCACGTACTGGCGAGGGTAAGCCTTGCGGAAATACTGCCCAACGGCAGTAATCCGAGGAAACTTTACCAGCGTGACGAATGTTCCGCCAGAAGTATCGCAATCCTGGATTTCGATATCCATGTACTCGCTGGCGTCAGCGCCTTTTGCAGTCACGTTTACATTAAACACAAGTGGTTGAAGCGTGCGGGTTCCAAGATTAACTTCTGAGCCAGTGGTTGTCGTGGTGATTTCACCGGATGCTTTTAGAATTAGGTTGTTATCGTATGCCATATCAATCTCCTTTAGGCAGCCTGGATATTGTAGACGCGCGCAATTGAACGCGGGTTCGGAACGTACAGACCAATAGTCCAGTTGATGTGAGTACGATAGGCGATACCATTTTCAAGCAACCCAACATCCTTTACATCAACGGCTTCTTCCTGGAAGCCCTTCACGTAACCATCACCCATTTTCACGGCGTACATTGAAGTAAAGGTTCCGCCAGTTAAAGCAGTACCGGCAGCGGTTTCGGTATCTTTGATGATCGAGGTGCTCTGGTCGCCGGCTACACCAATATCAATGATAGGAATACCATTGAAGGTTGGAAGCTCGCGCCCGAAAGCGTCTTTGGTTGTCGCCCACAAACCAGCAATGCGAATTGCGGCAAGGATGCGCAGGTACAGCGTCTTGTTCACCAGGAACATATCTGCCTGATGCCCGTCAATTGAGTAATTCAACTCATTCATTAGATCAATGAGAGTGCCCGAAGCGGTTGTAAGCGAACTTGAGTCGGGTGATACGTCAATTCCGGTGCCGTTGATGCTCTGCGCGGCTGGCGCATCATTCAAAAGGCGATACCAGATACCGGTCATTTCTTTCGGGTTTGATGCAGGTGTTCCGTTGATGAACATATCGTTGAACTTGTACGCCAGCGCCTTTGAGAACATCTTTGTCTGCTCGGCGCGGATGTTTCCAAGCGTGTTACTTGCGGCAACGTATTCACGCGGGATATCAATGTACGCTGACAAGACGCTTACGGTTTCGCTCATCGGTTCGAGAACGCCCTTTGATTCGGTCATTGCCTCGCCAATATTACGAGCGGTAATCGTTGGAAGTGTCTTGGTGCGCACAAACTCGACGGATAGCGTGCCAGATGTTTCAATTGGCAGCTTATCCATTAAAAATGATTCTTGTCGCCAGGTCTCAATTACCGCCTTTTTTAAGGGCTGAGTTGCCTGTGCTGAAAAATCGGCAAGTGTATATGCCATAATATTCTCCTTGTTTGGTCAGGCTTAAGGTTTTTTGTAAGCCTGTCTAAATAGTGCGTCGGGGTCAGAAGTTGTCAGTCCAATCGCGCCCTTTGACGGTGATGTTACGGTGCGCGCGCGCGGATCAACCACCTCTTCGACCTTTGGTTCAGTTTTTTGAGGAGATTTTGACTTGGCTGCTTGACCGAGCCGATCTTTCTTTGCTTGTAGTGCCTTTTCGTAAGACGTAAGGAACTGCCTTGGCGTTCCGTCAACCACCACAAGTTTTGCTTCAAGGTCGTCATTGCTCAACTCGATCCCGTATTCCGCCTCCATCTCATCCCGTAAAGCATCAATGGAATTTAATGGCGGGCTTTTCGGCGCATTCTGCTGCTCAAACATTTGGCGTGTCTGAGCATCTAACTGACCAACTTGTTCTGGCGATAACTCTACGCCAATGTTTTTCAAGCGATCAATCTGTGCCTGCACCTCTTTACGAATACGTGCTTCTGCCTTGTCCGTCCGGCTCTGGATTTCTCGTAAGGTTTCTGCCGCCGCTTCACGCGCGGCACGACCAACAAGCTCCAAAACCTTCTGCTCTGTCAAAACCGGTTGTTCGGTTGTCGGTTGCGCCTGTTCCTTTACCTCTGTGGACTGTACCTCGGACTGGGCGGTCTCTGGCACTTCCACCTCTGGCGAAACATTGTCCGTCTGCCCAGACGGCTGCGCTTCAACTTCCTGCTTTCCCTGTTCTTCCATAACTCCTACTCCTTTATTATATCATAGTTTTTTCTACCGTTTATTACGGCAGATCATTTGTAAGTGCTCGAAATTATCTTTTTTATTTCAACAATTTCGGGTACTTTCACTTCGTACTCATCATCCCAATCCCAGTATTCTTTCAGGATTGGATACTGCGCGACAATTTTTCTTCGTTCGGCTTTGTCATCTGTTGAAAAGTAAAGTTGTGTAGTCTCCTTTATGTTTGGAAATAGACGGTCTCGTTCTGCAACATATTCGGCATATATTTCTTGCTGTTTGTCTGTAAGCAGGTAGAAACCGCTTTCTTGTTCTGGTGCAACTCCGGTTATGCTCGGCTGAACCTCTTGTTTCATCCACCTTTCTAGCGTTCCGTATGGACTTCCCCTATCCTCCCACACCTGGTAAAGCAATTCCCACGCGCCGGTAGACATTGATTCGCCCGTGGTGTAATAATTTATCAGCGATTTTAGTAAGAGCGGGTCAAAATCTGCGGTTGTTGTTCCTTCGTATTTAGCCAGATTCGGTGTCTGTCCATATTCAATCACAACAGCAGCTTTCGGATGCGCTTTCAAAAACTTTTCTTTCCAATCCCAATATTCTGAAAGCCGCTCGCCTGGTTTTGCGTCAGGATTTTTTTCTTTTTCCTCAAAGTATTCGGTTTGATCTATATACCAGAACGGGAATAAAACATTGCGCGAGTTTACGTAATATTGGTATTCTTTTGCAACGTCTTCCGAGAACATTTCAATAACCTCTTCGGAAGCCGGCTCTGTTTCCGCTCCCTCGGCAGACGTTGGGAACATAATATTCAACTGGCGAGCAATAATCATCAAAGAGCGCAAATCCATTGCATCGGGATTTCTTGTTTCTTTATCTACAAACGCGGTAATGAAGTCTTCGCCAAGTTTGTTTTCTATAACCTTTTGATCAGCGGCTGATGACATGTAATAAACATCTTCGATTTTTCCGATTATGTATTGCTTCAACCGTTCTTCTGGGTTAGTTTCAAATAACGCGGTTCGCACAGCCATTTCCGGATACTGTTCATATAACTCGTGTACTCTTGTTTTATCACCAGTTTGTTTATATACTTCCCACGCAGTATTAAATTCTCTCTGTACTCCCATCATAATTAATTCGCCCTGTGGGATAATTCCAAGCGGGAAGAATGAAATAAAGAATGAATTAACCGTTTCTAATGCCGTTGCGTCTCCCCGCAGCGCCTCAGCCACAAGTACCCCGGGCGTTTTCAGCGATAACATTCTTGCAACCTGCGCATCTGCTTTTTCATAAGCCTCTCCCGTATGGGTAATCATTGCCTGAATTGCCTCATCTATGGTAATTTCACCAGTAAACGCCATATCGCGCAGGGCTCGTTCAATGTAATAATCGCCATATTGCCCATATTTCGCAATAGCCGGCGACATTCCAAGAGCCTTTCTAATATTTGTTTCAAGCCAGGAAAGACCACCAGCCACTTTGCCGAGAGCTGTTTGTTTCCCGGCAATGGCATCAATCTGTGTCTGTAATGCCTGTGATGTTTTTGATGCAGGGGTCATTGCGATATTATTTCCATTGCCTTCCAGTATTTTCTTCGGAATATCTATCCACATACCAACGCCCATCATCAATGAGGCTAGCGTCATTGGGTCTGTTTGTGCGTTTGCCGCCGCCTCTGTGAAGGCAGAATCCCATAGACTTCCCGACTTTGAGTTGATCGCTTCGTCTCGTTGTGCCGCCGTGATTTCTCCCCTATCTTCCATGTCATACAGTATGCTTATTGCGCCATGTTCAATATCAGATCCAATTCTTGCGAAGTTTTCAAATGGCTGAAACATCTGCGAAAACGGGAATATCTGTGCCATAGGATCAAACCAAACCGTATCCCCCATCCATTCTGGCAGGAACGGCGCCGGTGCCGCCATTTTACCTGCAACGCGGGTTGGAAGTCCATCTTTTTCGAGGCGCTCTTGCATTTGTTTGTATCTGAAATAGGCATTATACCAACTCGCCCTGTCAACTGACCGCATTATCCAGTTACGCATTGTGTTTGTAAACCAGAATTGATATGGGAAAACAGTGTTTAGAACATTATCAAAGTTTGTTTTCTGCTGGTAATTCAACATTGTCAGGTCTCTCATAACCTGCGCATATTTGATGCTTGCGTATTTTGCATCGGTCATTTCCTGACGCAAACCACGCGCCCATCCAAGGACTTTAGCCTGTTGTTCTGGGGTAAGGTTATTAAATTTTGTTCCTTGTTTATTCACGCGGTCAATCATAGACGCCCGCATTGATTCAAGATACGGAACAATATGCTCGTGAAGCATTTCGTGTGAGGCTTGCGACTGTGGCGTTCCTTGTGGGGCAACGTTGCTTGGGTGCATTTCGACGTTGTTTTTTATCGCAGAGTAAGTCTCAATGGTCGGTCGTATTTGCGCTCGATCGAATGCCACATAAGATTCGCCAAGTCCCTCGCCAATGATCTTGTATATAACTCCATCATAGCCAGAGTTAATAATGTCAGCCATGATCGAAGTATATATTGCGTTTGCGTCAATAGGTCTTCCAGTATCCACAAAAGATTTCGCCTGATTAATCATCGCGGTTGTCGCCTCGCTCAGTGCAATATCTGCCCTTTGAACCGCGTCTGCTACTTCAATTGGATTCCACGAAGCAAGGTCATCAAGACGCAATGGGTTTTGAAGTTTTAGATATACCGGGCGGATATTGGCGCCTTCGCCAGCCCCCGCTCTTAATTCAGCCCGTTCAAGCGTTCCAAAGTGATAACCAAGATCATAAACTTCGCCGTATCTATCAAAGTCTGCCGTGGTTCCGTGATAAACAATAAGCGGGTTGCCATTTTCGTCAACAACCTTGCTTCCTCTGAACCACTCCTCGAACAGTTTGAAGCTGGGGGTTGAAGAGGCAAAAACTTTCTGCGCACCGTCTACCTCGGCATACAGAATTTCAGTAAACTTTGGGAAGTATTTCTCGAAGAAAAACGCCGACCAACCAGCATTGACTTGCTGTGGGGTAAGGGGATTTCCAGCCTTACGAGCTGCCTTCTTTGCCTTTTCAAGATCAGCCCTGTAATTCTTTACGAGCGTGTTCAGTTCCTTTTGTACAGATTTAACATGATTGCGCCATTCTAGAACAAGATCGCTTTCTCCCATAACTTTGTATAGCGCGTTATCGGCTGCTTCTTGAATACGGCCCTCTTCAATTATGGCTTTTTCTGATAGTCGCTCTATTTCAGCTTTCGCGCCGTCCATAATCTTGTAAAACTCGTCGTCTGGTTTCCCCTTCGCTTTTTCAAAAGCATCAGCAAGAATCTGGCGCTTCTGAATCATGAAACCGCTATTCGCGTCGGACTTTTGTTTGAATGAGTTTATAAATGCCAGTACATTTGGATCATCGCTTGCAAATCCCTTGCTTTCGAGCAATTGCTTATATGTGGCAACATCATACTTTGCATTGTCATCGTACCAGCGAATATGGCGGTCAATCGCATTGTTCAGATGTTCTGTGAACGCATCTCTGGTCATTATTCCCTTCTGTGCCCATACACGTTCAAGGTCAGCAAGGACGTTCAATCTTACCAATTGATGTTTCAACTCAACCTCGGTTGATATTTGCTGTATATCTGCCGGGTTGTTAGAGGCGAGGCGTGCTTTCACGTCTTCGATATGAATATCTATTTCAGCATCGAGCATTTTCGAGGCAAAATCAGTCTTTTTGGATATAAGATCATCAAATATCCTGTTGATGTCTGCTTCTGTCGGGTTCTTTAAGTCCTTAAACTCCTCATACAACTCATCTAGCAAACCAGACCGAACCATCATGTTCGTATATACGTCTTCCATTCCTGCAACATTATGGGCGTTTGAATATACCCGCGATACTTCGCTAATCGTTGCCTCTGGAATTATCCATTCGCCCTGAATATTTGATAGAATTTCGTCCATATTTGCGCCAGAACGGGCGAGAAATTCGATTGTTTGAGCAAGACCAGGCTCAATCGTGTTCAATTCGGCGCGTAAGTCGTCTGGAAGAACCGGCTTGAATACTTTTTTGAACATGTCCTGAAAAGCAATAATAAAGGTGTTCTTTGATTCAAATCCTTCGAGATATCCCGACATCCTCGAAAACACGCCGATTTTCTTGTTTATTTCTTTTGCGCCTCTGCCAAATTTCTCAATTATTTGGAGTTTGGCTTTTGCGTTCCTATCCCCTATGCCCTTTGGAAGACCTTCAAGGTCTCCAAGAGACATAAAGTTTGCCTGAATATCGCCGCGGGCGATATCAATTCTGTAACGATCTACAATTTTGTTGTAGTCTTTTGCGTAACCAAACACGCCGGATGCAATTCTGGTTACGATATTATTCATTTCGTTGTAAATCATGTAACGCGGATTCAGCCCAAGAAGAACGATGCTTTGCGCAGCTTTCAACGCTGAGGTAAACCGATATATCATGGGGTCTTCTGTAATGCCAAACCGCTTCGCCATGTATTCGCCCATGCTTGAATAAAAAGAATGCGCAATTAATCGCCCAAACAGGTCTTCTGTGTAAGGAACCGGGCTTAGCTTCTTTGTAAACGGATCGAACATTGTTTTTAGAAAGTCGTTTGCAGTTCCGGGCGTTATATTGTGTTCGGCAAAGAAAGAATCGAGCGCGGCTCTCAAATCGGCATTGCTTGTTGTTCTGTAAATCTTTTCAACATCAAGAGAATTATTCTTTGCAAGTTTGATAACCTCGCTATCCGTAATCTTCTTGCCGTCAACCGATAAAGCCTTTGTAAGTTTCCGTAAAACAGCCCTGTTTGGAGCAGTTAATTTCATAAGGCTCACGGCTTCATCAAACTTTCCGCTTGCCATGAATTTTCCAATCGCATCACCAGCTGATACGGCAATTGGAGAGTTATAAAATTCCTTCGAGAGAAGAATCTTTCCTTCTGGCGGATTGAGAATTGCATCAACAACAGCACCGGTTTGGCGGGGATCTGTTTTTGCAAGCGCATCAAGTGCGCGGCGAAATTCATTTATATCTCCGCCAACAGATTCCCACGTTCTTGCGATCGCGTCCATTGTATTGTACGAGAACATCATAGCCTTTGAAACGGGGTCGAGTTCACGCATCCACTTTGCCCATTTCAACGGATTCGTGTATATTTTTGGTTTTCCCTCGCTAACACTTGTTGTCTTTGGAAGCCCCTCTTTTGTAAGACCGCCAAGAATCTTTTGGAATTTTGTCAGATTTGCGGGAGCAACATCGCCGCCGGTATTGAGAAAAGCTTTATAAGCCCCAAGCGCACCGAGAACACCAGATGATCCCTGTATTCTGTTTCCAGTAAGTAGGGGCGCAAACAGGTTTCCGCCAGGAATAACATCGGCGACCATCCTTCCCATAGTATTTATTGGGCTTACTGGCTGAATTTCAACCTTTTTTCCAGTTAACTTGTCTTTTACAACAGTGCCCTTTCCAGTAACTGCCTTTTTAACGCCAGACATATCCCAGCCAGCATATTGTCCGGCTTGTGTCAGCTTTACATCACCCGTTACCTGCCCGACTTTCTTGATTGTGCCGGCTCCGGCAGGGGCAATGAAATTCAGGGGGTCCATTATGGTCTGGTAAACGAAATCATTGATCTGTCCCTCAACGCCAAATCTTGCTCTAAACTCGTCCAGAACGGCTTCTGGATCATTTCCAGCCTCAATAAGATAGCGCATTTCGTCTATTGCGTCCCAGCCGGTTTTATAGCTAACTTTTACGGGCTCTCTTATTCCCTCTGATATTTTCCAGGCTTCGCCCTTCTCCAATCTCTGACCGCCGGCGGCGCTCAAAACGGGCGAACCAAGAGCTCCAGATTCATAAGCAAGTTGTGTGGCATAATAAGCGGCAGAGTTCTTATTAAAGGCATCCCAGACCGTTGCAAAATCTTTGTCCCTGACAGCTAAACCAAGCGCACCAACGAATTTTTCCGCATTTTCTGAAAGGAAATTGAAAACCTTGGCTATGTCATCCATCGCCTTGTCGTAACCAGTTCCGAGAAGACCTTGTTGATGTATTTCAATGCTCTTATTGTATTCCTCGACAAGCTTTGTCTTCTCTTCTGGCGAAAGACGATCCCACTTTTCCTGCGTCATTCGAGTACCAAAGACTGTATTTACAAATCTTGCTGACCAGGCGGCAATATCACTTGCCTCTGGTTTTTCTGTAAATTGTCTCGGAAGAAAAGTAAGATCTCCAGTAATTTTTATCTTTTGATTTCTCTGGTTATACACCCGTTGGTGTTCGTTCAGGTAAACAATGCCGGCTACCGTTGCTCCAATGATCGGGTTTTTTGATAGACCAGCCGCGGCTAAGCCCATCATAAGGCTTGCGTTTAGCGGGCTGATCCACTCGTTTGCCTTTTCGCCGCCTTCTCCGCGACCAGGAACAGAACCGGGCACGGTCATCAATAATGACTGCTGTGCAAATGATAGGTTCTTCCAGTTACCCGTAGCGGCAATAGAAAGATTTTCGTCTTCCGCAGAAGACAATTCTTCGTAATAAGACAGGACGTCTGGGTGTTCTGGCGCGGGCATGTAGCGAAGAATGTTTGTAATAGGATCGTCTTCTGGAAGATACTCCCACTTTTCTGTTGGCAACCCCGCATATTTCTTCGATAGATATTCGTACGCGCCATTTACCAGATCGCTTCTAACCCATGTCGGGGCGATACCGGCGTCAACGAGTTTTTTGTACTTTATAACTCGCTGCGGATTTTCCCAAAAAGAGCGGGCGTATGTGTTTTCGCCTATTTTGTATGTTTCTAACGGCTCTGTTCCCCATGCTTGCTTGCTTATATCAATGGGTTTCGAGGGGTATTTTTCTAATTTCTGAACCTGTCTCGAATATTCGATGGCGTCGCGATACCACTGAGGCGGAGGCGTAGCCCAGCCTCCGCCGATTCGCATCTTTGTTGGATGGGCAGGATCAGACCAATGCTCTACGCGCGGTTCTTGTGGTTCTTCTACGCCAGAGCTATCGGCGAATGGGTTAGGCATGGTTTATATTCTCCAATAAACGTCATTCATTCCTTTGTATCCTGGTTTTGCGCTTCCATAACTACCGCCGCCCCAACTTGGGTATTCAAATTGCGGAACGTAGTATCCAGTATCACTTTCAGCCGCGCCCTGTCCGCCAAAGTAGGCATAGAAGTCTTCAATCCAATTCGGGTCATAGACCTCAAGGCCAAGGGCTGCTTTTGTTGCATCGTCAAAATCAAATTCTGGATTAGCTCCCCAAAAGCCGGAGTTAATGTTTTCAAACAATTGGCTTTTGTTCATGCGGTCATAGCGGTCGACATAATTATCTGGTTTCCAGGATGGTTTATAGTAATTTGCGCCATAATTCATTTTTGCCCATTCTGGACTACCAAACACTGGTTGTGGACGTGGGCTTGGATTATATCTGGGCTTTTTGCTCGTTGCGGGTCTGTTTTGACTAAGCGGAATCTTTGGCGTAATTGGCGGTCTTACCGGTTGAGGGTTAAAATACTTATATGCTGAATACTTTGGCTTGTTTTTTGTGTTGCTTCCTGTGTCTGTTTGTAGAGTACTGTAATTGATTGGCATAATATTCTCCTTTTATTTGCCCCCATACTTTTGTATGAGGTTATTAAATTCTTTCGGGGCTGATTTCATAAGCCCCTTGAACACTTCTGGGTTTTCCATCCAGATTTTTACCATTCTTTTCTTAAAATCTACAACATTCTCGTCTTCAGATTCCTCAATCTGCTTTTTGAAAGCCATTAGGCGAGACTTGGACAACATTTGTGCGTTTTCAATGTTCTTTTGCAGGTCTTTTCTCATTACAATCCTACCTGTCCTGGCGTTTGGCCGCCTTGTGGAGGCTGACCGGAGCCTGGAAGCGGTCTATTTATGTCAATAGGCTCGTTCATTGGTACTCCAGGCACGCCAATTCCTGGTGTAGAGGTGTTTTCAGCTCCTTTCAGTTGAGATTTTGCCTCATTTGGCAAAGTTTGCCCATTTTGCGGCATCATTTTTTGCTGTTCTGAAACAATTTGGGCTTGAATTTGAGCAGCAGCCAGTTGTTCAGCCCATATTTCGGTCTGCATTTCGTCGGGATTGGTTATTCTCAGCCAATTTTCGCGCGCCCATTTCTGAGAAACAAGCGGGCTGGGTCCAAAGGTAGCCTGTGAAGCCATTACAACGTTCTGTCGCTCATCTGTTGGCAGGGTAATATCGAGATTACACGTCAGTTCGAAGGTTTCTGGAACGTCTTTTGAGTAAAATTTAATAATTCCCTTTTCGCCAACAACATTCGTATTACCGCCAGCGCCTTTCATCAGCCTCATTGCCATTTTCATGATGTCCGAGAAGGCAAAACTTGCGGCTCGCTGATACGGAACAAGCGGCAGCCTTCCCGATTGTGATAAAAGGCTTACCATTGAAAACGGTGCATTTGCGCCCAGAGGCTCACCCAGTGTTTGTTTGTAGATCGTGCTTTCAACGCCCTTTTGTTCTGCAATTTCAAGTGCTTTCAAAATTGCAGGATCAACCGCTTCTTTTGCCATCGGCGCAATCTTTTCGTTTTGACCAATGTACATAACACCGCCGGGAATAGAAAAGTCCATCTGACCAGCGATTGATTTTGATTCATCGTTTCTTTGATAGACAAACGTTGGGTTATTCACAATAGCATTAATGTTCGTGTAAATAGCGGTCAACTCCAGGTTCTGGCGCTTCCAAATGTTTGACTTCCGAAGGGTATAAAGGAACGGCTGTCTCGTTTCTTGCTGATCCCCGGTGAACATTTCGCTTCCTTCGCAAATTTGCGCAACGATTGGGATTTCATCAAGCCCATGTTCAACAGCAAGAATCGGAATGGCTGATGCTTCTGACAGCCAAACATAATGATAAGTGTCATCCCAATATTCGCAGTAGGTAACGGTTTCATAGCCCTTCTTTGTGCCCAGCTGTTCATCTGCTTCGTTGCCCCATATAGCCCTCACGTTAGAAACGCGCGTAATGTATTCCGAATAAAACGCAGATAGACCAAGCGCGTCAAATTCTGGAAATCCATTTCTGGGGTTCATTGTTTCTATAATAACCGGCGTCATTGCCTGAACACGCATTGCCCTCTTTCTTCCTGCTTCCGTTGACGCCTTATCCACAAGGTCTTTTGTCAGGGTGGCTTTCATGTGAATTTCACCATACAGAAGTGCTGACAACACGGGGTCAAAGTGCAGCGGCTTTTTTGCAACGCGCGAGCTCGCCCACCAAATTGCGTCAGCAACTTTTTCAATAGAGGTCGATACCTTTTGCGTTTCTGGAGTGTTCAATTCTCTTGGAATTTCCCAGACTGGGTTTGCGGCGGTAAGCAAGCGAACAGCCCCAATGAGCGAGTTTCTTGCGTCCGGAGATAAGGTCTTTTTAACATGCGATCCAGCCGGAATATCGTCATCTTCGAGCAGAAACATCTTTTCATATTCGTCAAATGCGGTATTTCTGTTCGAAAGCGCATCCTTCATTGACTTCGCGTGTTCCATTATCTGGTTGTAAATTTCATTATCGGTTATTTTTTTTGTTGTCATAAGTTCCTCATACTCCAGGCTGGGTTGGTCATTATCTTGATCGAATCAATTATGCGCTCGCTTCTATAAGACGTAAGGGCATACCGAAGCGCATCGTACTCGTGATCGTCCTGGTCAGTATTGACGTCTTCTGGGTCGCCATGACCATCATCATTCAACATAAGGTAAGGAAAAGTATTGATAAACTCTTTGCATGTCTTGAAAACAATCAGTCCCGGTCTTCCATCTGGGAGGTTTTCGAGAAGCCTGTCAACTTTCCGTTTCCCGTTCAACCTGCTATTATCAGCCCTGGTCAGATATATGCCTTCGTGCATGTACTCGTTATCTGAGCTTGATACAACATCTGCCAGGTTCTTTGTGTTCCACATTGAAGGGTCTGCGTATGTCGCCGCGATGTTTTCCTGCGGCGGCGTCATGTCTCTAATTAGCCTCGCCTGATATCTGTCCGTTAGTTTAGCGCGTTTCAATTCTCTGTAAACATATATACGCCCGGTGGCAGGTTCCTTTGCAATCCACACGCAGGCGAATGGCTTGGCGTGTCCCCAGTCTATTCCCCTGAATTTTACCCAGTGATCTGGTATTTCGAATGGTTCGCATGTATGAATATTTTCGTCCCAGGTTGGGAAAGCCTGACCAGAAAACACGCCCCAATCTCCCTCGACCCAAGCCTTGCGCAATCGCTCTGGAAGTGAGTTAAGTTCATCCCAGTACGAATCATCAAGATACTCATTATCGCTTGGCAAAGCCTGGACAAACTTGAATTCATTTGCCCTGTCTTCCAGTTCTTTTGGGAAAACCCTGTCAATCCAATACTGTTTTACCCACGGCATTCCGCCAGGATTTGCAGTCCCGATCAGTCTTGGTTTTCTCACGCCAACCCAGCGCAATGAACCGCGAATCATATCAAATGTTGTAACGGGAATCTTTTCTATCTGGTCAATTCCAATAGCCGCAAACTCGGCGCCCATGTACTTGCTCGGTTCGTCCAGGTTTCGCAATAGAATAACGCCAGACCCAAATTCCTCTTTCAAAAAGAACCCAAGCCCGTCTGTCTGTGTCTTTTTGACTTCCCCAAGCCATCTAGGAAATTCAACGTTAATCTTGCTGATCTGCCTGTCCTGCAAAACCGGATAGCTTTCGCAAGCCAGCATAACGCGAACATCTCTAAGCCCAACTTTGTAATATTCAATCAGGCTTTGCAGCAACCACCAGCGCAATAGGTGCGACTTTCCGCCCCCTCGCGCGCCGCCATACAAAATATAGCGATATTCGCGGAGAGCGTCAAGGCACTCCTTCTGCCTGTCTGTTGGTTTGAAAATATTAGACCAGTTCATTCGTAACGTCTATCGGTTCTTCCGTCAAAACATAATCTCCCTCAACCGTTGGAATCGCGTCAAAATGAAGCACCGTAGACTGCGAACCCTCGATTGGCTGCATAGGATTGCCGTCTAATCGGTTGAACGCCCATTTAACCAAATCAAGCCACGATTCTGGCGAAAAACGAAGAATATCGCCCGTTACAAGCTCTACCTCGCCTTTCGTGATCGCCCCGCGCACATATTCTGCAATTAACCGTTTCGTATTTAACGGAGCCTCGCCAGGGTATAATTCCCTGGCTTCATCAAACGCCTTATCCAGAATATCAGTTAGGGTATTCCCTTTTCGTGGCCGTCCATTTGGATTGCCTGTTTTTCCTGGTGTGAAAGCCATATTTTGGATCTCCTTCTAGTGTTATCGTGAGCTGCTCCAGAAGTAGCGAACTATCGCTCATTTTTACTGAGTTGACAGCGTTTCCCCTGTCCATTTCAAAAACAAATACCAACCCGCCATCAACCGTTGTTCTTATTTTCCACATAGAGACAATTACTTCAACGTCAGTTCCTTTGTCGCCCACAATATGCGCCTTGCACACTATGCCCTTTTCCATCATCTCTATGATCTGTGCTATCTGCGCTGATTGTCCGGGGTTTAGCAATATCTCAACCCTGGTTCTCCCCGCCAGCCTCGATATGCTTACGCCGCCAGCGCGAACCATCCCAGTTACTATAACGGGTTCCATTTATCCCTCTAATCCAAATTTTGCCCGCAATTCAACGTAATCAACAAAGTTAAGCTTGTTCTTCATAGTAAGCCAGTCAATACTCTTTACATCTTCTGGATTCTTTTTTCCGGTTATAAGACCAGTTACGTCTATACCATCAATTACAATTTCTTCCTCGACTTCCGTAACAACTTTCTTCCTTGCCATTATTTGCCTCCTTTTTTATTAATCTTTTTGAGCGTCTGAGCAAGCCTGGCTCTCTGACCAAGCTTGCCACCCTTTTTCGCGGCTTTCTGAAGCGTCTTTTCGGGTATCTTCTTACCCTGCTTTATACCTAACTGTTTGTGTAAAGCACCAGGCTTCTTAATCGCTTTCTGTATCCACTTCTTTGCCATTACATTCCCCCCTTCATCGCTCTCATCTGCTCAATCATCGCAGCTTCTTCCCGCGTTACTTCCATCGTTATCATCCCTTCAACAGGAACTTCTTCGGGAAGACCAACCGGCTGACCCGCCCCATTACCAGGCGGATAGCTTTGATTCAATAGCTGATCTATATTCGCATCCATCTCTCTCCTTCCTTTGGTCATTCGTACACAAGTTTATTATATCATATTTGTTTCTTCCATTTATTCAATAATTTTTTCTTCCGTTTATCACACAATTTTTTCTTCAATTTATTAAGGGTTTTTTCTTCCATTTATTCCCTGGAATTATTTTAGGATTTTTTTCTGTCCGATTTCTGACGGGTATCACTCGACGCCGCCGCTCATCACACAAGGGGTGCGGTGCACCAGCAGCACCGCTCCCGCGCACTTCTTATATTTTTTTCACTAATGCAAGCACACGAACGCCATCACACACCGCGCGCGCATCACACGCCAGGTTGAAACCATACACAACACACGCCAGACAACCGCAACCCAGCGTAAAAATAGCTTCCGATTATTTATACTAATCGGTATCTATCAGCTTTTACCATCAACAGATATCACGCCATAATTCATATTCTGAATATTGAATATGTCATCGGGCTTTACGACACACAACATATTCATAACTTTGAATATGTCTAGAAAATCCAGCACCTTGTTTTGCTGGATTGCATACGATCTAGCACAACCAGGCATATCCATTATTACTCAATCTTGCGCCAAACGATACCATTATCAATACTATTGACGCTCGGTCTATAAGCTCAGTTTATAGTCGGATCACCTATTATCTCATAGTTATCACCTAAAATCACCGTGATTATAATAATCACAATTATTATCCTGGCATTGTAAATATCCACCATTAATTTACAAAATGATATGCATTTTGTAAAATGCTATTTTACAAAATACTCAGTAGAACAAATGACCGTGACAAATGTCATATATTTCATATGACAAATGTCACATTCCGCCAAAAAGCCTTGAAAACCGCCTCAATATCGTGTACACTGAAAGCAAAAAACACACGCGGAGGAAGCAAATGATTACACACAAAATAGCTTGGGAATACACGGGGTATCTTTGTGAGATACCCGCGGCGTATGACGGCGAAATTGACGCTTTGGACCTTGCGAGTGAATGCGAACATTACTACTCATGGGGTCCGACGGAACCCATCTTTAGCGATGGAATGGGTCCGCGCTATCGAATCGCTGAAGTAACGCTTCCTACCTGGGCAAGCGTCAGGCGATATACCATAGACATTGATTATCAATATTACATTAACGCCATCATTGCTACATCGAAAGACCCCGACAATCCGGTATATCGTCAACTATATGACGCCAGGCTTTCTATTAATGCAACAAAGGCGATCGTAAAATTACTAGAGACCAACAATCATAAATCGCCATTCATCCAGTCTTTACACCACCAGGTAAATTCCTGGCTGTGCGAGGCGGAACATAGATACAATTCACCGCTATCACCCAGGCAAATTAACGCCTTGTTAAAAACATATCATATCTATTAAAACGGAGGAATAACATGAATCAAAAAAGGAAGGCTGAACGGCGCAATACGCGCAACCGTCGGGCAGAACGCAAGTTCAAGAATCAGAGAATCTATTACTCGAAATAAATTATAGTGGGGGTCGCGCATCCTACACGCGAAACGGAGGCAATATGGCGGCACTTTTTCTGGCGTTTTACCTGGTAATAAGCGGTATGCTGCTTGTGGGTTTGTACTGGGTAGGTTTGATCATAGTAACGATCATTAACGATAATAAAAAATAAACTTAACAATCATCAGAACGCGAAACGGAGGCATAAAATGAACGACAGGCGGTGTGTTTCCAAGATTTATTTTGACAAAGACGATAAACCGATTGGTTGGGTGTTTCAGTCAAAGCGTAAATACGAGGATGTGAACGAATCATATATCTTAGAGACATGGGTTACTCTGCACGACCAAGAACCCGAAAAGATCACCAAATATCATTACCACACTATATAACCTATCAAGTCGCCTTGCCGGTCATCCCGGCAAGGCAAAGGAGGATAAATAATATGACGTCAAATACCATTCCAGTAAGAATCAACGGCAGAATTAAATACTGTCCTTTTCGCTGGACCGGACTTACGGATTACAGAATTACCGATAACTCAAGGATTGAGGCTTTGCACGATAAGAAATGGCGTTCCGTTGTGCAAACAAACGAAAAGGTCGGAAAATTCGATTATGTTTTCAGGCTGAGGGAGGAATAAAATGGAAACAGATAAGACTTTGTTTGAGCAATTACAATACGCCAAAAAAGCCGTGCTATGGCTTATTGACAATATTAACGGTGACGTTGATTGTAAGGGGTTAACTTACTGGGCTGGCGAGGTTGAACGCCTGCGCGAAGAGATCAAAAAATTTCTGTAACGGAGGTGGAGAATGAATGTATATCATGATCATAACACGGGCATTAAGTCAAGGCAATTAAAAAATAAAGCCTGGTTTTACCCTATACAAATTTACTCGCATTACGGGGTAAATGATTATCTGCCATGTAAACTTTGTAAACAGGGCGGAACCTGGCACCTGGTGTTTACGGATGGTTATATCATAGACACCCGCTATGATTCGAGCATTAAGAATGGCTTTTCTCGTGAACGAATGCGCGAGGATTTGACCGCCGTAACGGAGGCATAAAATGAAAGCGTCAATTAATAATAATTATGATTATGTGTTTGTCAGATCAGAACCCGATGACACAAAAATCAGAACCGAGTCTCAGTTCTTCTACCATGTCAGTAATATATTAAAGGGCATGGGTTATGATGTTGTGAAACGCGAAATGGTAAAAGACGGGCACTTGACTTCTGACGGCAGGTTTTACGTTCGTGATCGCAAATGGCGTTTCTGTGTTCTTGACGAATTTTACGAGCTAAACGATATCGTAGAGGAATACAATAGAAACGGATCTTATCAGCTCACATTATATCATTTTTGATATAATAAAAGGGTAGCTGAAATATCTGATTCACAGGAGGATAATATGTCAGAAAAGGTTAAATTTGTTATTCGAATGCAATTTGTATATGATTAGGGCAAATAAATGATCTTCGCGCTGATCATCATATTTATATTTTGCTGGGTCGACTGGCTCGATGACTGAAAAGAAAGGAGGCGCAATAGCATGACTGACATTATCAAATTGCAAGATGATGAAAAAAGCAAACTGCCAGAGCAAACCTGCCGCACATTTATTATTCGGAAACCGGAAGATGAGCTTGTCGCAATCGAAAAGTTTCTAATTATCTATAAGCACGCGCCAGATGTTGCATACCGCTGGCGCAATTTGATGTATTTCCCGCAGCCGCCAACTAAAAAGGAGGAGGA